TTTTGGTAACCAGAACCAGTATTATCAACTATAATATTAGATACAATTTGTTTTTTACCAACAGATTGAAGAGATTGTACACCAACTCCAAACCCTGATAGGATTACTGTGTTTAAACCAACATTTACTGCCTCAGTTTCTGACTTATAGAGTTTTACAGTAGAAACACCAACAGTATGAACATAATAAATCGCATCTGTTGAAATTCCACCAACTGCTGTTTGCCCAAATGTCTTATAAATGACTTTTTCACCATTTCTGAACTTATGGAAGGTAGAAAAACCAATAGTGCTATTGGTTATATCAACACGAGCAGAATCTGCAGTAGCATTAAATGAAACTGAGTGTTCTATCTCTTTCGTATTAACGCTAGCTCTTGCTCCCTCTCCATTACCACCACTTATAGTAAGAGTTGGATGAGAAACATAATCAAAACCTGGATCTTCAATATTAATACCTATGAGAGCTCCCTCAACAGCACATATTCCAGTTGCACCTGAACCAATATTATCTGATATGTGTAAAACTGGAGGATTGATTACATCATAACCTATTCCTTCCGATGCAATATCAATATTTTTAATAGTTCCATAATAAACTGCTTCAGTTGATTTATAATTTAAAATTTCAACACCATTGACCAAAATACCTGTTCTATCTCCTGGTCCAGTAATAAAGTTCCCATCCTCATTAACAGGATTTTTTATTTCTTTTAATAAAAGTTGATGTTCAACATCTTTATCATGAAAATCAAGATATTCTAAAGTATTGGAAGTTACAATACCTGATACTGAAACAAATGAATTATTAGATATATTAGCTGGACTTGTAGCAAGTTGAAATTGGTTTTTATTTAACCTTTTTACAAAGAAAACACCCTCATTCATCTCAGGAAACTTACTTACCACTTTTGTAGTATTTCCAAGAAAATCTTTTGTTTCTATATTGAAAGGACTGTAGTAAACAGCATCTCCTGTATAATAACCATGATCATTTATATCTAAAATTGTAAATTCAGATCCACTATACTCTCCATTTAATATAATTTTTCTATCATAAAAATTTAAAGGAGAATTGTGATAATTTGGAATAGAAGAAGAGGCTACTAAAAGATCTTGATTAAATCTTACATACGCATTTTGAACATTAGCAAAATAATTATCAATATATGAATAATCGCTTAAAGATGAATTTACATCTGCTCTTAAAATTTTTCTTTCAACTGAATATTTGCCACTTGAAATATTTCCTTGACCTTTAATAGAAAAACTATAGTTGCTTATAACCTCACTTACTGTAGAATCCTGAGTACTACCAAGTGTATCAATAACAGTGACTTTATCACCTAATCTAAAGTTGTTTTCACAATAAGTAACCAAAGTGTAAGTGAAATCAGATTCATCAACTAAAGTTATAGATTCTACATCATATTTTATGGCAACATTATAAAACCAATTCTCAGTCTTAGGACTTGAAGTGGTTATTCCTAAAGACTTTATAGAAACAGTATCATTATTATTAAAATAATAGGTATCATCAGGAATTTCTAAATCTGCTAAAACTCCCGTAACTCTCATAGAAACCTTAGTGGTGGTTCCTAAACCAACATATCCATAAACGTCTGTATTTAATCTAATATTCTCTTTTGAATTGATAGAAGTTGTAACACCAACCGTTGTAGTGTTAGCTAATCCAACCTCAAAGAATTGATTTATTGATTTGGATCTATAGGTTAATATTCCTGTCGCACCTGTTCCAAAAGTTGCGTATAGTTCACCTGCATCAGGAAAACCTATCGTAGAATCTACGTCTATTACACTAGATCCTATTGATACCTCGGTTATTACTCTCGTATTTGGATGAATAGTAAATTCTCCGAATACAGTTCCTTTTAAGGGAACATCTCTAGCATAACCATAGTCAAGATTTAATTTGTAAAAATCAGATCCACCTATAGCAACTTTTTCTATTCCGCTAATAGGAGCATAGGCTGCATCTATACAATAATGATCTCCAAAATGTGTGGTATCTTGATATATGGTAGTATTCAATAAATCTAAAGGATCTCCCTGAATCGACTCAACAACTAAATCTTTGGTTACTCTATAATCAGCATCAGAAGGTCTAAAAAGAAACTCTCTTGGTTTTATTACATCTACTTTCTCACCATATAATGCACCAAAAAGAATATTATAAGATTCATCAGTACCTTTAGTTTGATAAAAATCTTTTGATCGTGAAATAAACAATCTTTGATTTAAATCAGCATCTAAAGTTCTGTCTTCAAAACCTGGAGAAATCTGATTCTTGAGTTTTAATAAAAATCTGTTAAAAAGTAAAGCACTTAAATTTATAACTTTACTTCCTTTAGCATGAGGATTAATATCTGATTGAGAAAAGGTTAATTGATCAGTTGTGCCATATGAAGTAACACCACTAAAGCCTCTAACACACCCTGTGAACGTAGTATTAGTTTTTTCCTTATATAATATTATTTCATCATCAATTTGTATTAAACCATCCCTATCAGGAAACTGATATGTTCCAAAAATACTTTGGTTGAGATCAAAAGTAACTGTAATCGTAGTATCTTGATATCCAACAGCACTCCCCAATTCTGTATTTTGAGCATTATTAGTTAAAGACTCTAATTTTAAATACTCATCAATATTCTGAATTACATCAGCAGAAGCTCCAGGATATTCTTGCGAAGTATAATACTCTTTAAGAAATTCTCCTAATAGAGGAAAATCCTCCTGTACAAAAGAAGGGAGTTGATTCTCAACTATATTTTGAATCTGTACTCTTTGGAGATCTGTTGATATCATTTTTTGTGTACTTTGATCTTAGTAAGAATATGAGAGTTAGTAACCACCGTAGCCACCGCCACCACCAGAGGATGAACCACCACCTCCAGTCATTGAACCTCCCCCACTTGATGGAGTTGAAGTGGTTGTGGTAGAAGTAGTTGAAGCAACGTTTGTGCTTGGTGTAGCGGCACTGGTCAAGGTTGTAGAGGCAACTGTAGAACCATCAGCAGTAAATACAGTCTCATCACCTGTATCACAAGTTGTTGAACCTGGAATCACTTTTTTACCTCTAACCAAACTACCATTTGCGTAACTAGGAACAGTTGTATCTAAATCACCAGAATCAGGTATAGCATTTATATTTACGTTATCCATTGGTAATTGGATATACAAATCATGAAGACCTAATACATCATTAGAACGAGGAATAGCAGATATTTCAACAACTGGGAATCCTTTGTTAAGAACTGTATTAGTTATATTGATTGGTGAGAGTTTAATTTCACCATGTTTGTAATCAACTGTTCCGACTCCTTGTTTTATAATTCTTGCTTGATTAGAAGCCTCTAATTGTATTAACATTATCTGTCCACTATCTTTAGATCCAGCATCTGGTTTATCAGTAAGATACACGACCCCAGAAATTCCATCTACATTAAATCCAGATGACTTAATATTGAATCCATCACAATTTTTGGCAAAAATACCGTTTCCAAAGCAAATTTCATATTCCGCAAAACTATTTAACGCTGCTCTGAGATCTCTTCTCATAACAATGGTTGTAATATTAGAAGTTATGGCATCACTACTATTATCAATGACGCATATTAACTTACTATACTTAAATCTACCTCCAAATTGATTCATTTCTGCAGATTTAGAGTATTTTGCAAGATTCGCAGAGATAAGACTAATAAGATCAGCAGCTGATGAAATTAAATTAGAGTTATAATAGACAGTTACATCTAATTCAAGATATAAAAACTTCAAATCAGTGATTTCTACGTCAATTCCAGAAACAGTGTACTTTTTAAGCTCTCTTTTTATGTTACTTTTGATCTGATCTGACAAATAAGGGCCATTTGTAGGTTTTATGCTTACAAATGTCTTACCATATTGAGGAGGAGTCAAAGTTTCGCCTCCAAAAGCAGAAACTGACTCAGTTTCCAAATATAAAGTAGGAATTAGTGCTTCAAAATCAGCAGTTGTGACAGCTCTCTTCTGAGATGAGTAAATTTGAGGTGCATATTTCTTAATTGACTCAACAGATTCGATACTTCGACCTAAAGAACTGCTTGTAAGTGTGGTAACAAGAGAAATTCCACTTTGAATACTTGTGCTATCTCTTGAAGATGTTAATTTTCCACTAAAATTGAAATTTTGAATGCCATTTGCAAGTTCACCACTCGTTACAAGGTAAGAAACTTCAATAAAACTAGGTGCTTCCAACTTTCTACCAAAAATTCCATCTCCAAATATCAATTCATACCTTTCACCCTCTACTTCTTGACAAAAATAGACAGGAGATTCGCTATTTACCTCAAAAAGACTATCAGCTTTGATATATTTACGAGTTACTGTGGAAGATTCAGATGGTTTTACTACAACTCGTAGGGTAGAGAGGTCAATTCCACTATTTTCAAGAATAAAACGCTGATCTGGATCAAGGGAATTGACTGTAAAAGTGCTTGTAAGGTAAATTCCTTCATAAATGGCAATATTATCAAAGGATGCTTCATTATTTGAGACAGGAACTGTAATATCATCAAGTATTGCAAAGGTATAACTCTCATTTGCAAAGGCATTAGAGGATGCAACGATGCCTTTATTCAAAGTTATTGTTTGTGGCACATCTGAATAGTTACTTGTATCTACAAAAAAGGAAATATTAGCTTGTGATGCTCTTTTTGAGTAAGGAGTATAACCAATATTACGTGCTAATGATACAACATTCTCTCTTAATGTTGCACTATCGATAAAAACCTCATTCGATACCATATTGGCATTGTATGAAGTGATATATGTATTGTATGCAAGGACATCAATTATCGTTGACAGGTTAGATCCTTCAAAATCATAATCCGTAAAGTTGGAATTAGATCGAAGATAATCTTTAATTGATGTTTTTATCTGGTCAAAGTCCAGATTTGCGAAATTAACTAGGGGCATTATCTTGTTGGCTGTAATGCGAATGATAACTCTTGTGCCTCTGCCTCTATTCCAACGATTTCATAGGTAATGACAACATCAAATTCATAGGAATCTGGATTTGGAGATACTGTAGTATTAAGTAAATTCACTCTGGGTTCAAAATTTTGTATTGTATTTTCAATTTCACTCTTTACTGATGCTGCAGTTAGAGTGTCAAGATTCTCAAAGAGTAAATTATTGACTCTTGAACCTAATCCATTATTAAAAAATCGCTCTCCAGGCGATGTAAGCACTAGATTACGAATTGAACGGGCTATAGCAGTCTGATTTTTAATCGCAATAAGGTCATCAGTTAACGGATTAACCTGAAAAGACATGCTTATATCTTTAAATGACCTACTTATGCGTTGGACAGGCACTATTATACGGCAAATATATGTTTATTTAGCAACCTCAAATACCAAATTCATTGAGTTCATAGAAGTCACCGTCCTCTTTATTCTCATAGAGGTCATTTGTTACCTTTTTATCCGTTTTTTTAGGTACGATATTGTCATTTGCGATTTCTCGCAGCATTTTTTGGTACTGATGATTCGGTAGATTGTCTAAAAAGTCGTGCATTTTCGTATTCCCACTAAAAAAGGGACTCATAAAGTCCCTTTTATTTATTTTCCCTGGCCACGGGTGCGTTTCTTTGCTTTATTTCGAGAGGAAGCGGCATACTTAGTATGTTTACCCCTTCCTTGACGAGTTTTTTTCGGTGTTGCTTCGATGATTTCGCCACCTAAAGCACTTCTCATTGCCATTTAGTTAACCTCCATAGTAAAAA